CGGCATCGCGGCTGACGCGTGGCTTTTACCGCACTGATATCCCGGTCGCAGATGCCGAGGAAACCAATATCGCCCACATGTGGCGGCATAATCACCGCATTGCTGCCCCCCTGTAGCCGCCATACGGGAAGGTTATAAATCACCTCATGTTCAACCGGGGAACCATCTGTTGCAACGCCCATTACCATCGGTCGGACATCAATAAACTCCCCCCTCCACCGCCACTACCTGCCCCAGAGTGATAAATACGTGTTTCCCGAGAAACTGCCGCAGCATAAAGTCCTGCGCATTGATTTCACTGTTTACGTCCGTCGGATTACTGAGTGGTTGTGCCATTATCGTTAAGCCTTGTCATGGTACAGTTGGAGCTCCACGGACCGCCCACGGTTCGCGAGGTAATGGTGTGTATCACTCCGGTTAACTGGTAATCGCCAGTCACGTTAGGTAGTGACGATTCCAGATGGACCCGCCGACCGATGAAAAGATCGGGGCAGAATGTCGTGGTGGCGCTGAGGCCGGTCATGGTATAGACCGGATATCCGATAAGCCCGTGGTCCGGCGAAATATGCACAGCCGGAATATCCAGGGCTTTGTCCTTCGGCCAGATAGTGACTTTCTCCGCGTCCCCCAGGTCGATGTTAATATCGGCGGCTGAAGCGGCATCCAGCATTTGTTGTACAAGGTTTCCGGAGAAGTGTGGATTCGACAGGCTGCGACTGACGCCCTGATTTTCAAATTTCAGCCCGGCAGATGACGCCAGCGCACGGATGATATCTGCAACCGGCACATCACCTTTCGCGCTGAAATCGGCCGCTGTCTGATTACGCAGGTTGAAACTAACCTGCCCGGTCAGAATAAGGGGTATATCCGGCGCCTGGTTGTAGTCCGCATACGCATCGGTAATATCTCCCTCGAAAATAAGCCGCCCACCAGCCCGTACCCGCATTTTATTGGCCGTACTTTGAGCGGGTCGCCACACGCCCCGATAACTCAGGTCGGCCATATGCGCCGGAGACAACCCCCAGATATACAGGGTTATCTGCGTTCCGGCAGTTCCGCCATATACCGTGACAGTGGCAAAACATTTAGCCCCTGAAACAGTCAGAATATTGCCCTTACCCTTGTCGAACGTCCGCCCGTCTGACAGGGTAAACTCCACGATGATGTCACGCTGTACATAACTCATTTCAGCTCCTCAGGCGACAGCCAGTAGAGCCGGTACCGTGAACCAAGCCCCCGCCAGTCGGGATCGTGGTTCCCCTCCGTGTCGGAAAAAAACAGATCGCCCTGAAACGGCAGGTATCCGTACCGGACAATCCGGTTATTGTTCAGGCACAACACGCCATACAGGCACGGTTCACCGTTAACGGTAATATCGATATACATCCCCGTAGTCCGCTGATTCAGGCGAATGGTGCAGACCTGAGCACCCAGTGTCACCGTAAACTGCTGGGCTTTGACGGGAGATAAAACAATTTCCAGCATCAGGTGATCCCCCTGTTCGTGACGCTTCGTCTGTCAGCGTCTGACGGTTGTGTTACCGACGCCGTAACTGGCTGCGTTTTAACCGATGCTGCACCTTTTGCTTTATCGTTGTCGGTGGGAGACTGGTTATCCGTACTTCCCACTGACACCTCTCCTGTATTCATTACTGCCTGGAATACTGCGCTGACCGTCAGTAATGTCGGACCATTATTACTTCGCGTTCGGTAGCCGTATTTCACCAGGTCGTAGGATGTCCATGTCTTGTCCGGCGTCTCAATATCGTAAAGTCCTGCCGTGGTACGCATCATTTCAAGCGTTTCCAGCACATTCGATCGCGAGGTGGTGGAAAAATTTGTCAGGTTCGGGACGGCCCCGGAAAACGCCGTCCACCCCTCTACAGTGAAAGTCACATGCAGTTCCGGCGGTCTCTGGATTTTATTAAAGGTGGTATATGCTCCCTGTTCCACGGGGGCGGTGGAAACAGAAGCCTCCGCCCCCACCTCAACGACAACAAAAGAATCCGGGGAGAAAGGCTTCCCGCCCTTCAGGTGAACACCTGCCGGATCATTCCATGCATAATAAATACCGAATGACGGTGCCAGTACACTGTTAATGAGTCCCAGGACACCTCCGCCACGAACGGCACTCAGTACGTTACTTTCATTGAGCGAAAAGTTATTCAGGGAAAGATTATCGAAAGAGAAACTCATCCTGTTACCCCGCTGGAGTAAACTGATACAAGCGCCGAATTCCTGATACGCCTACGCGCATCATCGGTAATGCCCTTCACATTGTCCGAGGTTGTAGTGACATTCAGCGTCCCGATATGCGTGGTTTCCGTTACGGTGGACTGAGATACAGGCGCCGGATGACGCGACTGTACGGCCATTGCCGCCCCCGGATGGGGCAGATTCGCCAGAACGCGGGGAATATAGTTACGGGTCTCCTCCGGAGCAGCAGCCAGCCCCTTACGCTGAACATTTCCCTCACCCCAGTTGTATGCCGCCAGAGCCTTAGCCAGATCGCCATGAAAAAACCGCAGCAGGCCACCAAGTTTTCTCGCGGCGGCATCAGCGGATTTTGCAGGATCAAAGGCATCGTTTCCCCTCAGACCAAATTCCTTAGCCGTCTGCGGCATGAACTGAAACAGACCCATTGCACCAGCGCGTGAGACGGCAAACTGATTACCACCGGATTCAGTGATCGCAACACTACGCAGCAGTCCGGTCGGCAGGTTATATTTTGCCTCCAGTTGGGACAGTTTCGGTTGCAGCCACCCTAACAGGGCCTCCCCGGCCTTCGTCGGACGCGGGCGGTTTTGCATGGCATTACCGAGTTTTTCCTGCGTCGCACGCATACCCTGTAGCCAGGATACCCCGGAGGCTGCTCCCCTCCCGGTTGCCAGAGAAGCCTGAGTATCCAGCATTCCCTGCTGCCATACTGTAGGTGATTGTGCATGGGTGATGTTGCCTGGCTTTTCTCCGGCATCCAGTTTTGCCTGGTATTCCTCCATCTCTTTCTTATTGAAAAAGAAAGTCCCGTCTGAAGCCCAGAAAAAACCATGCGAATCCAGCCAGTCCTTATTCTTCCTGCCAACGATGGATGTCATTAACTCGTCAACAACCGGGTAAAGCGCCGTTATCGCAAAAAGAAGGCCGCCGGGACCGTTGAGGGCCTTAGTCAGCCCCAGTACCCATGACGCCACTTTCAGCCCGATCAGCGTAATAATGACATTCTGCCAGCCCCCCATTTCTCCGGCAGCCTTATTCACCCAGGAGGCCACTGACTCAACTTTATTCAGAAATGTGGNGATAAACTTGTTCACTTCCTCCGGATGTTGCTGCATCCAGTCACCGAGTTTCTCCAGCCATTTGCTGAATTCCGTGGCATACGGCATCAGTGCCGTACCTATAGTCAGACCAATTGTTGTCCATACCTGGTCCAGTTCTGCAAGGGCTTCCCGCAATTTGCGGGCTTTCCGGATTTTATCGTCGGAGACCTGCGAACGGGATGTAAAGTCATCCACATCCTGAAGAGCATGGCCTGAGCCAAGAAACTGCTGCCCGGCATAACTGAACCCCAGCGCATTACCGTAGGCTGTCTGTTCTGACTTTGTCAGNCGCGGAAAGGCAGACGCCAGCTTGCGCATGATGACTTCGGTACTGTCGGTATTTAAATCAACACTGACACCCGCACGGGCTGCAACCTGAAACAAATCCTGCAANACAGGATCAAAGGACTTTCCGGCTTTGAACGCGGCTTTTGCATCCGTAATCCGGGAAAACGCCCCGGTGATCTCGCCAGCGTCAGCGCCATTCGCCTGCCCTGCGCGTATCCAGCCGTCCAGATGTTTCGCTTTCATGCCAAAGGCATCGGAGGAAATTGACAGCCGGTTAAGATCACCGGCAAANCCCGTGACCAGGCTTTTAATTCCCCCCAGTGTCAGGGTGACGCCTGCCAGCGCCAGTATCTGAGTACGTATGCCGGAAAAAAACGTTGATGCCCGTTTGCCTGCTGCCTCCATNCTCTTAGCGGTTTTTTCGGCCTTTTTGCCGGTATTCGCGATGGCATCACCGGTTCGCTTCCCCGCCTGTTCCATACNCGCGGCAGTTTTATCAGCGTCAGAGCCTGTTTTCTTCAGGGCCTTACCCGTGCGCTCACCGGCGGCTTCCGTCTCACGTGCAGCTTTATCCGCATCACTGCCTGTTTTCGCCAGGGCATTACTGGCCTGTTTTTGCCCCAGTTCGAAAACATCCGCCACCCGCTCCATTGCGGCGGTCAGTCGGTCCAGTGCAGCGTGCGCAGCCTGTTCCCCGGCGGTAAAGTCCTTACTTTCTATATCCAGTGCCAGAACCAGCTCATCAAGTACCGCTGCCATTCTGTGTCTCCTGCATCACACGTTCGTTATGGGCGTCCACCTGAATAATCTCAAGCAGATCCCATAAGTCCTGCACACCAAGTACGGAATCCAGTTCGNCTTTTGAAGCCTTACCGGAGGAGATAACGGTCGCAATGGTGCGGGGAACGTTAACGTAATCCACCACCCCGAACGGTCTGTCGGGGCCGAGATAACGCGGGGGAATATCTAGCTGGCGGCGGGACTGAAAAAATCCACATGCAGTCTGAATACCTCCGCACGTAAATTAAGCCTGGTGGTGATTTCCTCTATATCGTCTTCAATAAGAGGTCGCCGTATACCACGATTTTTCGGATCGGGAACAAACTGTATACATTCCATCATTTCATCCAGCAGTGGACGGGCTTCTTCCGGCGGGATTTTTGACAACGCTTTCAGCCCTTCCAGCGCCAGCGCAGCCATCCCCATACTGCGAACATCATCCGGTAACTCCACGCCGCCACGCCCCATCGCCATAATGGCGCGCATCGCCCACCATTCCGCCTGCGAGGCAGACATTTCGGTAAGNTGAAATACCTTGCCGTTATCCCGCCCCTGGCCATCAATAGTGATAAATTTCTCTTTACGGGCCATCAGTTAAAAACCTCCGGAGTGATAGTTTCCCACTCGATAACCGCCTGTCCTGGCTGCAATGTACGCGCCGCATCAGGCAACGCTTTCCATTGTTTGAGTACGCCATTTACGCAGGTATATTTACGGCCTATCGCCGGAAGCAGCACGACAGCATTACAACGGAATACAGCCCGGCTGGTCCGGGATGTGGTTGACCAGGTATCAAAAATATCCCGGCTGGGTGAGTCCGGCATGATGTGAAACGTCTGGATAATGTTACTGTACACAAATCCCGCAGACAGTTTACCGTCAATACCGCGGACGGTTTCCGCCAGTACCAGCGGATCGGTGCCATAAACATTATCTGCTGCAAATCCCTGAAGTTGTACGCCGGAGGGATACAGGTTATTTACTGTCAGCGTGATAATGGCATCCGCCGCAGTGATGGTGTTGTTATTACCTGACATTTACTGGACCTCCGTGGATGCAATAACAAGTTTCTGGATACTGCCACCGTCACAGTACCAGAGCGTACAGGACGGGCTGCTACGGGTTGCCCGCAGAGAGGGAAGCATATCGCCGATATACAGGTAGTAGCCGGTGGCAAACAACGTTGAAGAAACATCCTCCCCCACAACATTGTTGATCTGCTTCTTCTGCGCCTCCGTCAGTGTCACCCCCTCACGGATACCACCCCAGCGTTTGTACTGCTGGATAACGTCACTCATTGATGCCGCAACCAGCGCCCGCCCTTCATTGTTGTAGGGGATAGTCTGGTTTGACTTGAATAACGAGATCACTGCTCCCTGCAAATTGGCATTCAGCCAGATTTGCCCGCAGAAGCTGTCCAGCCATTTAAAATCGCCGGTAATGGTGCCATCCGCCCAGTAATCTTCCACCACACTGTTTTCCGCATATTTTCCGTAGAAGTTGTAACCTGCGGCTATCAGCGCATCGTAATCGCTGCCACTGGTAACATCAGCGGCCAGACCTTCATACTCGCGGAACTTGAACGGCACGCGCCCCTCCGGTCGGACAAAATCAAGGCACGCCGCATACCCCAGTACCGCAGCAGCCCGGTTACCATCAGACGCGAAAACCGGTACAACAGCACTGTAGTTATTGACGGTAATTATCTGGTAAGCGATATGACTGGTATCCCCTTTTACTTTGGCCTTACCACTGGTTGTCCATGCCACATAAAAGTAACGCTTGCCCTGCCCGTTTGCCCAGGCAGAAAACGCCAGGTGTTGCTCATCAGTGACTTCAGATACTGTGGAAAACCCCGCCCATTGCTGGGAAGCATCCTTAATGGCTGCCATCGTGTCAGGTACATCAGATACAGGCGCGCCCTGAGATATCACCGCGCCCGTATTACTGGTCATCTTCAGAGATTCCGCTGCCGATCCACTGCCGAACGTTATCGTGGTGCTCTCCGGTTTCGCCCCGGCGGCAGTAATGACGAAAGCATTCTGTGTGGTATCGAATACCACTGTTGCCACCGCCGCGGTCAGCGCTGTCTGTAGTGCCGTTGCAGCAGCAGCGAAGCTGTTTACGCCGTTAAAATTCACCTCAGCGCTGGCGCTTTTCCCGTTAATACTCAGCGTCAGCGTACCGGAAAGTTTTTGTAGCTGTTCAATAGTCACGCCCTTAAACGAACCACTTCGTAACCAGGCCGCCGATGCGGCAAGATTGAAACGGGAAAACAACAATTGTCCCGGCGTCTTAGTGGCATTTTTGAAGCCCTGAAAATAAATCTGAGCGCGTGCGTACTCATCGGATAATGCACCAAAATACGCGGACACATCATCCGGGGAGGAAAACGGAACCACACTGCTAACCGGGAGTAGTGGATTGCCGGTCAGCAACAGGCCATTAAGATCGACGGCATTACCCGCCACAGCCAGCACGCCGGGATTTATCTGTACATCTTTACTGAGTGGGATTGGCATTATCAGCCTCCGTTGTCCGGGTGATCACGTTGTCAAAAAACATCAGGGGTGTTGTGACCACAGGGTTAATCTGCATCTGAATATCAAGCGTCCGGCGCGGTTCATACTGCTGCTGGCCGTTGATGAACGTGGTGTTAAGGGGATCTGAACAATACAGCGGGGAAATCAGCCCGCCGGTCTGCCGGAAAAGCTGTACGGAAAATTCAGACCGGAAAAGCGTTGCCAGCGCCTGCGCGTTATCTGCCGCATGAGGTCCGTAGAAATCAAGCTGGCAACGCCATTTTGTGGTACGAGTAATATGCTGAGAGCCTTCCCCTGCCTGTTCCGGCGCAGAATATGTCACTACCGCAGTGGATAATCCGGTAACATCAATACCTGTCATGGTGATAAAGTCCCCCTGAGGCATCGGAACCCGGTTCTGCTGTGTTCGTTCAATCCCGGCATCAGAAAAAAGCCCCCGGAGATAATCACCGAGGGCCTGATAAAGATCGCTTTCCGTAACGGAGAGGGTCACACCTGAAGACATACAATAACCCTCGTCCAGTCCGGCCAGATTTCCGGTACCTCAACCACCAGCCACGTTTCATCGCCAATGACAAATTTATCGCCACCCTGTTGCCGGGTACGGTTAAGCCCGCACCAGTTACCGTCGGTATACAGTGTGGCGAAAACACCCTGCTGGTTCAGATTGTCGAGATGACGTAAATCCGCCTGGGTGACGGCCTGTTTTTGTACCCTGACGGGAACCGGATCTTCATACTCAGGCACGCGGGAATAATCCGCCTGCTGTGTACTCCCGCGCGAGCGATAAACCCGCGCGTCCGTATAAGGATTTACCCGGCGTACCGCGCCGGAAACAATACCGTGGAGGTTCATTTGTTGCCCCCGTCAACAGAATAATCGACACTGTTCATCATATGACCGGTTTCAATAAGCGGGTTGTTAAAGCCCTTTTGCCGGACAGTGGATGCGGCGTTGGGCGGCCTTTTCCAGTCGCGAATAAACATCTGCAACTGCCCTTTGATATGCTCCCCCATGTACACCAGAGCGGTCGCGGTATCAAAATCATTCGCCCGTAATAATGTCACCATTTTTTCGCCCCATTCGGGACTTTTATGTTCAATCATCTTACGGAAGAACGGACGGGGTGGAATGGTGACCGTGTGTTCAGGAATAACCACATCCTGAGCAAAATTACCCTTACCGGCTTTGACAAAGCGGTGCCCGATTTCTCCCGTTTTTTCGTTATAGCGAAAGTGAAGCGTCTGCTCGCGAGCGGGTATAATCGCACTACCGCCAAACTCGTTAATGGCGGCGATATACGCCACCGGCGTACCGTCGGGGTAGGTTGCCCCTTCAAGAAAACCCACTTTGAGACTTTTGCCCGATTTAAGGTTATCTGCGGCCTGTTTCAACTTCTGCCTGAACTGTTTGCCGCCCGTGACTTTGTTTACCATCGACGCCCCCTCCCGTATCCCCGGTAATAATGCCCCGGATATCGCGAAGGGGAGCCACCGGAATGATACTGCATTGAACGGTACGGTGCCGTCGCCTGCCAGTAGTCAGCGCCGTAAGGTGTCTGGAGATACCACCACGACGCATCGTTACTGCCGCTATTGTCCACGGAGACGGAAACAGAACCTTCCGACGCACTGGTGATACGTCCCACCAGCCCCGGTTGCCCGTCACCGCTTTTGCCGAATCCACGCAACGCGCACTGGTGAGCAACCAGCAGGAACAAAAGCTGTTCCCGCTCGTTCAGGTCGGTAACCGGACTGTCGTCCGTATTATCCAGGTACAGCGCGGTCGCTTTACCGAACAGGGCGGCTGCGGCAACCTGACCAACAGCGGAAAACTCCGGGTAAAGGGCCGAAAATGCCTGCCAGTCAAACGTTACCGTACCCATACCATTTTACTCCTGAGGTTTGCCCATCACTTCATCATCGCGGTTAATGCCCGGAGCCGGATCTTTCTGCGGCAGCGGTTCAAGGCCGGATTTAACGGTTTCCTGCTCCGTAGCCTGCGCGGCAGCGCTGTTCGCCTTATCCTGCGCAAAAATAACGCCGTTTTTCACATATGGTTGCTGGCCGTGCTCCGCCAGCCAGGCTTCCCAGAACGCCTTTTCAACCTGCGTCAAGCCATAGCCCCCAACGATTTTAACGGCGTTATTCCGCCAGCCTGCCACCTGAACCCGTTTCTGGCCCACTTCCAGCACTATGCCATTCGGCAGTTTGCAGCCCACTGTTACCATTTCAGCCATAACTCACACCCCCAGCATTTGTGCATACGCCAGCGGCTGGCGAATAATCGCCCCCCAGGTACCGGCAGATTTTTTCTGTTTCCAGGCAGATGATTCAGTCACTACCGCATGGGCGCGCATTTTTTCAGTAAAAGAGCAATAGCCTGTATCCTGTTCACCCAGACGCTCCGCGATAAGCTGTACCAGCTCGCCAGCGTCAGAGGTGTATTCCACTGCCGTTTCAATGGTCATCGCCGGGAAGTTTTTCGCCAGCAGATCGGACACGTTAACCTTGTACTGGTTAGTCTTGGTGAGGTTCACCTCCGCCAGCGGCGACATGCACAGCTTCATTTTGTCGGTACGCTCAATATGGCCGTTAGTCTGCTTCACCAGTTGTTTAAAGAGCTTCACGACATCGTCATACACGCCCTGTCCGTCCTTGTCGTCCCACTTCAGCTTACCGTCCACGGTATCCGGGGTGATCGGTGCGGATAACGACGGATCATTCAGCAAACCGTAGTTCGTCAGTCCGGCAATACCGTAGAAATAGGACTTATTCTGGAACTTATTCAGCGTCAGTGCCGACGCCACGTTCAGCTCAGCCGCCCAGCCAATACGGGCTGCGCCGTACATTTCCAGCTCACGTTCGCCCCATACGGTAAACGTCTGGAAGTGGTAACTTTGACGCGGTACCCAGTTGACGTTTGCGCTTACCACCCCGTTGTTGTTGTAGTCCCCGTAGGAACTCACTTCCCCGACCGATTCTGCAATCGGGAACTGTGCCGACAGTGTTGTCCAGTCACCTTTTTTGGTTTCGCCCAGAATCTGAGCCCCTTTCATCGGTGTCACCAGCACCCGGATCAGTTCTGGCTCAACGTAATTGGTAAAATACGCAGGGATGCCACTGTTAGCCGCGGTAACCAGCGCAGGCTGTGCGTCCATCGCCAGTCCGTAATCGGCAGCGTATTCCGGCGGCAGATACGCCTGCGCACCGGGAAGGATGATCCCGTAGTCACGGCTGGCTGTCGCGTAATGCTGTTTGAATTTATTCATTATTTGCTCCAGGTACTGATCTTAATAACTTCTTTCGCCGCCGCAGCACTGGCAACGGAAAACCCGGTTTCGACAAAACCCGCCATCGTGGCGCCTGCCGCCCCTGTGGCTATCTCCCCGGTGGTCAGGGAGGCAAAAACTTTCTGCCCGACCGTCGCAGCGGTGGTGGTCAGCGCCCAGAAGTCCCCCGATACCATCAGGGTACATTCACGTCCCGGGTAAATAGTGTTCGAGTCGCCAGCCAGCCATTCCACAACAGAAGCCTGCCCGTCGCGCGGAACAAAACCCGCCGGCGCACCGGTTCCCTCATTGGCGGCAACGCCTTTGGTTACCCAGGCAAACCGGGCAATAACCAGTCCGTCAGGGCCGGTAATCAGCGCGCCTTCTCCCGCCACATACGAGGCGTGAGGGTTATCACTGGCAAATGCCCCCGGAATCCCCGGTGCCGGGTACTGGTTCATGTGTGTCTGAAAAGTATTCATATCAGTAACCTCGTTTCAGTTTTGCACCGGGGAAATCTGCCGCAAACGTCGATGCGCTGGCCTGGTCCATCGCAACACGCGGACCTTTAGCCGTCTGTTTCTGCTCAACGGCAAACTTCACCATGCTGCGGTACGCGCTGGGGTGAATGCCCTGGATATCGATCCCCGTCTGTTCCAGCGCGGTACGGTAAACCTCTTCGGCGCAGTCCATCGCCACCACATCGCCAATCAGCGGCCGCACCTCGGTTTCAGCCACACGAACGGCGCGGAAATTTTCAGCAGCCCGTTTCGTTGCCTGGTCAGTTGCCAGCCTGATTGCCGCATCCATTGCGGGTTTATCGACTTTCACATCGTCGGGTTTTACATCAGACTCTTTTATTTCGGGGTCTTCGTCAGTTGCCGGAGCCAGTGCGGATTTAATTTTTTCCAGCACATCATCAGGAACTTTGCCGGACAGCAACGCCAGTACACTTTCCATCGGGCTGTCGGTATCAAATGCCTTCGGCTCGTCAGTTAACCCGGTATCATCGTCCCCGGCCAGCTCCGGCACGGCTTCTGCTGATTCCATCAGTTGCGCCAGCTCCGCCGGTTCAATATCCATATCCTGTGCCAGCCGTTCGCTGTAGGCAGTTTTTACCGCGCTGGCGATAGCTGCCGGGCGCTTATGCTGCGCCATCAGGCGTAACAAATCCTTAGGAGCCGCATCCTGTGCCAGACGCGGCGCAAGATAGGTTCCCAGCGCGGTAAGCACCGCCACTTCTTTTTTACTCAGTTTCATGCGTTTTAGCTCCTGAGGGAGAGAGTCCATAACAAGACAGTCCGGCCCCGCCCGGCCATCGCCGACCAGCGCCACATGATTTCCCACGATATTCCGCATAACGCCGTCATACGGTTCACCGTCGGGGGTGGTTCCCGGCGTCATATCTGCCACATAGGCATATGACGATGAGATTTCCCGTTGTTCATCCGTTTCTATCCCCGCGATGGCGGAGTTGTCCCAGATGGACATGCCGTTAACCAGATAGGTACCGTCAAACTCGCTGTTGGCATGAGTCGTCCCCACCCGGTACTCGCGCGCGGGCGCGCCCGGATAATCGGGTTTGTGTCGGCACAGGACGGGAATATTGTTGAAGGTTGAAACTGCCTTGCGCAGTTCATCGGGGTCACGGTAAAGCTGATAAAGTTTTTGAGGGTCGAGTCCCAGCGCTTCCGCCCCCGGTATTTCATGCCCGAAATAACCGCAGACGTTCGCCTTGCTGAGATTACTGCGCTCAATCTGGAGGCGACCTACTTTATCAAACTGCCTTACCGATGCCCGGTCAAACGCCAGCATTTCGGTAATAATCATCTTTTCTCCAGTCCGGGAATAACGGCCTCCCAGCCGCACTTGCAGTTGATTTCTTCGCCCGGCAGTACCCACTTACCATCCAGAAACATCCCCTTTCGCAGGTCAAACCGTTTACCGTTCGCCTTCACATGCGACGGGCGCCATGTTTTACCCGCGCGGGAATGCCGCCAGATACCTTCAGTGATGCCCACCGAGCGTTGTCTGGCCGACTGCATTACCGAGGTCGCTTTATTGTTCTGGTCGCGGGCAATCAGCGCCGCACGCCGTCGTGTGATGCCGTAGCGTTTTTCCAGTTCATCGGTCAGAGTTTTCAGGTCACGCCCCCGGCTAACAGACTGCATGACCAGTGTTTCCACCTGGGTGAGATGTTGCTGCGGGATGGAGCGAATGAGGTTCACATTCTCCGTGATGCTGGCCTGAAGTGCGGTGTTCATCTCCGCTGTCATACGGAAAGGAACCGTAAACCCGGCATCACGGAGCGCAGTGGACAGTGACGCATCGCTGTTTTTCAGGATATCACCGGCAAACCGCCTCGCCAGCCGCAGGGCCATTTCGTCAAACTTTTTCTGCCAGCGCCTGGCAAGTTTTTGCATGGCTCCACGCATCAGGTTAACAGGGGACGCATCCTGCGCGAGGTCTGTTTTACGGTACTCAGCCCGCAGCCAGTAAAGTACGCTGTTGTGCATCTCACTGACGGCATTATCCAGTTGTCTGCGGTACCAGGCCTCAATCCCCGCGTTGGGTGAAATCCGTCTCAGGGTCTGCGTTCGGATCTTGCGGCGGATTTTCTTCGGTGTCGTCAATTTCGATTTCTCCGCTCAGGTCAATACCGCTGTACAGGCTGTCCGGAGCAGTAGCCAGCCGTTCGCGTACCTCGTTATTGGTCACCGCTCCGGCGCTCTCGTAAATCTGATCGGTTTCCGCTTCAGTTTTACGGATATTCGCCAGTTGCTCGCGCGTCAGTTCATGCAGGGGTTCAAATTCAAAAGTGATATCAGGATCGATATCGCCGAACTCAGACAACTGGATAATATCCAGCACCTTTTTCAGCGGTTTCTTCAGAAGACGAGTGGCAAGCGCGGCAATGGTGTCGTAAAACACACGGATTTCACCCTCACTCGATGCGTTCAGTCCCGTAGGACTCAACCCGGCGAATTTTACTGACGGTATGGCACTGACAAAGAACATGTGCTCCTGTGCCTGCGCCTGGAGGGTGTCGAGTCCGTTCAGGGGTGTGTTGAACTGAAAAAATTCTTCTTTCGTTTTGTCCAGTATCAGCAGACCACGGTTATCACGGGTACGGTTAAACAGATCCGCGCGTTTTGCGTAATTCGGGTCCTTTTTCCCCTGTAACACCTGGCTCAGGTCCGTCATGATCCCGTTCAGTGAAAACGAATGCAGCATATCGCCCACGCTGTCGCGTGTACGCAACCAGTTGTTGACGTAAGGCTCGGCAATCTGAACCAGTGACAGGCCACCAAAGTTGTAGGCCGGCTTCAGCATGTCCGGAACCGGGCGGGAAATCAGATCAATCATGCGGCTGGCGTGAACCGTTTTTCCCATTACGTACCATTCGGACGGACGGTAAAAATCATCACTCAGCGGATTATCCGCGTTATACATACCCGGATACGTCCAGACAGGTTCAATAACACGAAGCCCCAGCAGGGAACCTTTCGGGATTTTTTTGTCGGAAATAAACAGCCTGGATTCCAGCTCCGCCGGGTCAGTCCAGGCCGACATACCCGATGGCGAACGCACATCGATATAAATTTGCCCTCGCCCGAAAAAGCCGTCATGCTCCACCGCCAGCCTGAAGGCATCCCGTACGTTATAGCGCTCCAGTGCATCAGTAAGCTGCGCTATGCGCGGCGCGCGGCTGTCGTCCCCTACCCCGACCGCCTTAACCTTTATCCATTTGCGGGTCATCTCCTCGGCAATCACACTGACCATGCGCCGGTACTCTGGTAACTGCGCCTGAAGTGCCAGATACGGATAGCCCGGAAATCCTCCGTACACAAAATCAGGATACTGGCTGTTCAGTGTATCGTAGGGAGTCGAGTCCATTGCCAGTACAGCATTGCGTATGTCTTCGGGAATGACTCCCGGCGGTGGCTCATAGCGAACAAATTCACGCTGCGGTTTTTGTCCGGCCTCAGCAACCACCTCATCGCTGATCGTCATCGGATGTGGTTCAGGCGGACTTTCTGGCGGTGTCACCGTTTTTTTACGTTTAAAAAGCCACATCAAATCCACTCCATAAAATCATCAGAAATTACGACGGGCATTTCCATCGGGGCATAAGCAATCATCACTGAGTCTGCCAGGTTAGGAGATTTCGTCCCGTCAGGTTGCTTATCAACAAGAATTTTTCCGACGGCATTTTTCGACCAGGTGGGTTGTGACAGTTCCATCAAAAGCCTGTCTTTATTTTCCATCGTGCTGCTGATGGAAATAATCTCATCCGGGTCATACTCCATGCCCTTTAGCGCACGAAATGTATTGCGGAATAATTTGCGAAGATGCCACCAGCCCTGAGCTTTGGCATTGGCGAAAAAGTCCTTATTCAGACGTGACGGTTTGCCGTTATCACCGGGAACAGCTTCATTTTCAGGATAAAAAACGCTTCCACTCCCCCGGAATGGTGTGGCAGTAATTTGATCTGTACCCTCAGCTTCCCGCAGTTCGTTGATAGCGCGTGCATCACCACGAACGCCAGCGCCTAACCCGTCCTCGTCAAAGCGGAACTCATCGGCACCAAAGTCATCGCACAGGCCGAAGACCTTAACCACGGAGTCATAGATGTCACTACCCTTACCCGACCATTCCTGGACATCACTCAACAGGAAGCCGTAACGAAGGGAACAGGCGTTTTTATCCCGCCCCTCGTCGGCGACATCCATTGCACCGAGCCGTTGACCGCTGGGCTGAATCCCCAGTTTGATATGTGCGTCAACCGCAGCCTGTACCCATTCTGATGGGATCAGGATACCCTCTGTCGATGCCTGGTAATTAAGATCCAGCTCCTGGGCAACGATGATCGGGTTATCAATTTTCTCGCACTCCTTGTGGTACCACTCATCGTCTTTACGCGGGTCACTACGCCAGTGAAACGTAAACACAGGGATTTTTCCGCTGTGCCGCTTCTGCGCGAAGGGGTTGTTCATGCCGTTAACCGATGAGAGATCGATACGGCAACGAGTTGTCTGGGAAAGTGCGGCATCAATAAGTAATGGTCGCTGGAGAAAAGCAGCCTCATCCACAAAATAAAGGGTCGTACGGTCGCCACGACCGATATTGTCGCCAGCCTCTCCTTTAATTACCGCGCCTGTGTCAGGAAACTCCACGCTCATAAAACGTGAATGCTTTCTCTCGTCCCAGCCTCCCCGAAACTCGGCAGGAAGAGTTGCTATAAATTTGCGTACTTTCCAGAATAGCGCTTTTGGATCAACCGTGCTGTCGACATACTCCTCTTTACGGGAACCAAACCCTATAACCATTTCACGGTTAAACAGACATAACGCACTGGCCAGACCGACAGATGTCCAGCTCAACCCCATTTCGCGGCTTTTTTCAGTCAGACCATTCTCATGGTTACGCGAGCGTTCCATAATCCAGTCGATCCATTCCTCCTGCCGTGGAAACAGCAAAAAAGGAATGGTGACCGGAAGACCATAATCGAGATTGCGCGGGTCAGTAGTCATGCCCCAGTCGATGATGAACTGCGCCGGGTTTGTACGGTAAAACTGCCTGAGAGCTGGGAGAGTTTCGGGAGCCTTCCTGATACGTTGCAGACGCTCCATTCGCCATTCGAAAACCTGAACATAATCAGGATTTTTAAAGTCAAAGGGGAATGGTAAAGGCATAATTAACCCATCATTTTTTTGTATAGCTCCGCTGCCTGATCGGTTGTCAGATCAGTATTTTTTTCTGGTAGAGGCGTTTTTTCTGGTTCACTGGCAGTACCTATACTCCATGCTTCTCTCTCCAGGCCGATCAACGTTTTCAGGCTGTCGCTCAGGTCTTTCAGAGATTTCACACGGGAAGGCAGACTGATGACTTTTTGATAAGTTTCGTTGAGCCGGTCACGGCCTTTATCGTCAGGAGCGAACATGATGTCACCCAACTGCTCCAGCGCCCCCACATCAGCACACTGCGCACCAAGTTCATCAAAAAGCGTGTTTGTGAGTTCCCGGGCCCGGCGAATATCGCCCCGGTGCTCCATGCGTACCGAGGCTATTACCTCCGCTGTGGCTTCTATCAGTACGCGTTCTGTAAGTTCAGTTTTGGTGCGTACCGTTTTGCGTACTTCCTGTTTGCGTACCAGATCATCAGCCTTTTGCTGAATCCTGACGTTAAGATCACGGGACCAGTCATCACGCTTTGCGCGCTTGCGGATAGCACCTTCACTAATACCATGATGTGACGCAATTTCACGGAGGGACATCACTCCGGCCCGGTATGCCGTCTCGATGGCCTCCCAGTCCGGTTTTGCCATGATGATTTCCTGTTGTTAATGCTATTAAAAAATCCACCCGAAGATGACCTTTGTGATAGCAATAAAAAAGGCCGCAAGAATATGCGGCCTTTGATTACTGTAAGTTAACAGATGAAACACAACTCTCAGGAGCCACCCGGAAGAGCTATACCTGACCGGATAACTTGCAACCTCTGCTTTATACTGGTATTGGCTGGCAGAGGTAAAACAAGAGTAGTTTGTTTTATTTTATCCACATTGATATATCAACGATGATGGCAGTTATTCTTATAAATAGAGAATTGTTTAATCATTCGACTACAAATGCAGCATTATATCCTGTCAATACTGGGTTATTTTCATGAGGTGTGCCAGTTTTTAACGTCTGGTTACGCTGCGTTGATACATGAGGTCTTTTTCTTCAGTACCATAGTATGCGACATATGTCCGTATATCCCCTTATAAGACATTTTGTGCTCTTTATGACACCCTGCAGGCCGTAACCGTCCTGCGGGAATTTTTTATTTGCACTGCGTCCGGATGTACTCCTGCAAATACTTCAGTTTTTCCTGATCGCTGATGATTCCGGCGCGAATATTGAGAACGTTTTGTCCAGCACCTGGAGAGAGTTCGACGGTGGCAGCATTGCCCACGCGGCTGGTGCTGGCGGTTTCGGTCCGGGTGGGCACTGAACATCGCCCTTCGACGCGCACCCGGCCACCAGCGGCAACGTCATCGCGCAAAGCATCATTTTCAGCTTTCGCATCAGCTAATTCCTTTGTATATCTTGCATCGAGGGCGGCAACGTCACGCTGGCGCTTCGTCATGTCGGTAATTGTCGCGTTCGCCAGTTTCAGATTGTGAGTGGCGGTGTCGCGCTGGTCTTTATAGCGCACCGCGTTACCGTGGTAGTGGTCAGTCGTCCACGCCAGCGCTATGGCAACCATCAGCAGAAGGATGATGGCAGTAAAGGTTATACGGTTCATACCAGAATAACGCCGATAAAGAGAAACCATCCCCAGCCGTCAATACCATGAGCGGCAAGACAAGCCGCCGCGACAAAACATACCGTTGTGGGTAAGTATTTCACTGGTCTATCCCCCAACACGTCAGTGCTGCTTCCTGGTCGCGGCGTATCACCTGGCCGTAACACTGATTTTTCCGGTTGTGGCAATCTTTGCCGCCGTCATATACCCAACGGCGAATTTCTGCACATGCTCCTTTGCGATCTCCTTCGTTCAGTTTCCGGTAAAACGTGGACGGAAAACATTTACCGGGACCGATGTTATACGGACAGAACGACGCAATACCGGTTTTCTGCGGTTCGGTCAGCGGTATATGAACATTTTTATTTACCCATGCCAGCGCTTTATCCCGCTCGATGGCGTTGTAATGGTCGCACTGGCTTTGCGTCAGTCGCTGGCCTTTCACAACGGGTTTACCATCGATACGAGTCACGCCACGGCATACTGACCAGACGCCTCCGTTATCACGAACGGCCACCAGCGTATTTCCTTCCCGCTCCTGCAAAAACTGGTCGAGTAGTTGCGGTGCGCTGGCACCGGCGGCAATCAGCGCCAGCATGGCGGCGGAAAGACCGTATTTAACTTTTGTCCTGAGCGCCATTACTGCCCTCCGGCATTTCAGATACCGCCAGCATCTTTAACGTGCTGTCATGGTCGTTTTTTTCCAGAATCCTGGCGATTAGCCTGTTACGCTCTTCCATCGCGGCAGCCTGCCTTGCCTGAGCCTGCTCTGATTTCTTTTTGTAATGCTTATTAACCAGAAACGTACCAATACCCAGAACAATACCTATCAGCGCGCCATAGTCGTTTAACGTCCACTGTGCGCATATGCCGCTGATTAATGCCCAGATGTAGGCCAGCCATGTCGTATGTTTATCCATTGTCATAACTTCCCCTGTCCGGGAAATGGACTACCCGGATGTCGGGTAAGTGGAAAAAGAAAAGGCCGCGCAATAGCGCAGCCTTGTGATGGGTGCGGGAGCCAATCCCCGCTACGTGGCAGTGGTATACAGAAAATCAGGGGTATAATTTACGCAGCTAATATTTCAAGCCGTCTTCCAAGCGCTGCCAGCGCTTTCTGTATCGTGTCGATTTTCGTCGAGTGCTTCAGATCAAACAATCTGGTCACTTCCTGTTTTTTGATACCCATACGTTGCGCCAGCTCAACCTGAGTTAAGCCGGAACTAATCCAGGCGTTCAAAAGCATAACCTTCGCTACCACACTTGCCGGTACTTCGACAAAATCATCTGTCACGTTACCCGGTTCTGGTATGCGCTCCCCATCTTCGAAATAAAATTCGAAGGCCGTAACAAGCGCATCAAGCGCGTTTTTCAACGCCTCCTCCCGCGAATCACCCTGAGTAAGGGCTTCCGGTATATCCGGGAACGAGACAACATATCCGCCGCTGTCTGGCGTTAATACTACTGGATATCGCATATTTATCCTGGTGAAGCTGTTCGGGTAACCAGCCCCGGAGGGCTGGTTTGTTATTTCAGGCCTAACTGCTTGAGTATCGCCTTTCTTAGTGGTTCTTTTATCTCGGCGCCAGGATGTCTTGGCATTACGCTTCGATTCCCGTTATATCGCAGTTTCAGATGGTTAGTACCGTTTGAAACTTCGACCCCCTGAGATTCAAGCCACCGCCTGAACTCGCTTTGCTTCACCACTCCTCCATTCTGTTGAACATGTTATTATAGTAAACACTTATGCTTACCATGTCAACATTTTTGATTACTTTTTTTTGGGAGGTGTTAATAAAAAACCCGCTCGAG